CCACTTGGTCCGCCAAGTTTCCGGGGCGTCTCTTATAAGAACGCTATTCCCAGAATCGACGTCAGAGCTGATCTTAGTGTAGAGATGACCGAACCAGTTATACCTTCTCTTAGAGACGGAAATTGGTACAATACATCTAAACATATAAGACTCCCAACCGCAAGGACTCTTTTTCGGAACCGACTTATCAAACGGAGCGTGAAAAACGCCCGAGAGATGCGTCGGCCCAAAAAAGCGATATGCGGTCGGAACAGCAGTAATGAGTGCCTTAGCCCCCTCAATAGATTGTTGATCATAGAACACCCCGTAAAGGTGTGACCATGCAACAACCTTATTGTAGAGGACCATAGCATCCAAAACATTTCTGACTTCCTTCGTGACGAAGAAAGGACGTACGAGACAACCCTTGTAAAAGTCTTTCCCGCAAGACTCGAAGAATACACCTGAAAAGTAGGATTTCTCGGTATTAACCGAGAAACCGAACGATTCAAGACATTCGACGAGTAAAGAGGAACACTTCCTGGGGACGACAATGTCATCCCCATATGCTAAAACCTGTTTAGTTGCACACTTCGAAAAGTGTGCAGCTGCCCAAGCAATCGCATAGAACAGGAGTGTCTCAAGAGGAAAAGTGTACCCATTTCCCATGGCGGAAATCTTCTCAAGTCTAACGGTTCTGCCACTACCGATATCGGTATAGGCGCACCGTGTCCACAAGAGAAGATCAAGCCAAAGGGGATCAGCTGAGGACAAGAGATCAATAACAAGGTTAGTTGAAATCCTGTCTGAGGCTGACGATAGGTCGATGGTAGCAAGTCCATCGTCTATCGATCTGCGAGCGGAATCCTGATTCCTAGTTTGATCGCGTATGTCGATCCCGAGGGATCGCAAACGCTTAGAAATCAGATCGCCTATTCCAAGTTGGATATAGACGTTCCACCTAGGGCCAATCGAAATTGGCCTATCGGTTTTCGCAGTTTTGGGTACGAAGGTAAGCTTTTCTGCCAACACAATCTCTGCATTGTTGGCGAGGTCGTGCCGGTAATCTGGGAGCAACTCGCGTTGCTCGTCGAATACCGCCTCATAAGCACGACAACAAGCTTTGGTAATTGATCCTGGTGTACGGAACTTCTCATATGAAGTAGCCATGCTACGACGGAGAGAAGTATCAGACCCAGGCCCGTGTCGACATGAAGCGCGTATGAACTCAATGTCGGTTGGTTTGATAGTCCCTAAGATCTTGGTTATTTTCCGACGAGCGAGG